CTGACGTAGTCGATCCGCCCTTACCACCACCCGACATTGCAATCTCCTACGTCATGCGCTGCGCTATAATAGGCCAAAGCGGCCATTCCATCAAGCATCCTCAAATTCCTTCGCTAATGTGATCAGCACCGGCTTGAAGCCGTACTGCGCCAGCGCGCGCTGCCACCCCATCCGGCCCGACAGCGTCAGGCCCGTGCAGCCCTGCGTCTTGCCCCAGGCGACGGCGCTGTCAATCATGTCCACGATCTGCTCCAGCTTGCCGCCCGCGAGAAAACAATGCAGCACGCGCTTGCGCGGGTAGACGATGATTTCAGTCACAGCGCACCCGTCAGGGCCGACCCAAATCTGGGCCGTCCCTTTGTGGATCATGTCGCGCACATCCTCGAACGTGTGCGTCCCGCCGCCATACTCCAGCGCCGCCTCTATGTGTTGCCGGTTCTCTTCGATGATGTCGCTCATCATCTCACCTCTTCCCAATGGAAGGACACGTCGGCTTTCACAGACGCCGATGTCGCGTAGAGCGCCAGGCCCAGCATGATCGGGTTGGCCCCGTCGATATCCAGCCCGAAGGGCAGACGAGCCGACAGCCCGCGCGGGTTTGGTGCGCCCACCTTGCTGCCCGTAGTCCCGGCCGCCGAACTGCCGTTTTCGATGACAGTTCCGCCCGTGAAGCCGGTGCCGATGTCGCTGGCACCCTCCATGAACGAGTCCGCATTTACTGCAGCCCACGTTGGCGCGCCCGTCGTCGCGAAGCCGTACAGCACCTGACTGTAGACGGTGCCGCCGATTGCCGACACCTCGTACCTGTCGGGCGCGAACAGGCCGCGGTTGGAGACGCCGTTGAATGTGGTCGCGTGTCGCGCGGCGTACACAATGGTCTTGTTTACCGCCCCGTTTGGTACGGTGACGCCTATCAGCTGCGTTGCGAAGGGGTATTTTTGCAGGTTGCTGACGCCGCCCTCGGACGTGACTTGGCAGCAAATCTGCTTGAGCGTGGCGGGTGCCGCCGCCACCCCCGTGTTCGTGATCTCATACCGCACGGGCAGGTTGGCCGTCGTCATGTACGTCGTCGTCTGCAGGTTCGCGTTTTTGAACGCGTGGACCGTGATCATCACCCCCGCGACCACGACGCCCATGCGTACCTGTCCGACGCCGAGCCATTCGAGATCGATCGTGAAAATCTGGGTCTTTGCCGGATCTATAGTCAGTCGGCTCTGGCCCGTGCCGTCCAGCGTGTCTCCATCCCAATCCGCCTGGTAGACCTTACGGGCGTCGCTCGCCGCGCCGCTGACGCTGGACCGCAGGAGGACGTACAGGCCGCCCCCATCCTGGCCGAAGAACGCGCCGTTCGCCGCGTCTCCGTAGCCGATCAGCTTATTGGTGTTGGCCTGCGCCGTCCCCATCACGCCCGTGCAGAATATCTGCTGGCTCTTACCGGGCTGGTAGCGGTGGTAATCCTTGGTCTGCCGGATCACGCTGGCGCCGCTGGCCGTGGTCACGGTCATATCGACCGCGCTCTCGGCTGGCATGTGTGTCGCCGTGCCGCCCGTGGCCGTCTTCTCGTGCCACAGAAGCGGCTGCTTGTCGTACTGGAGTTGGCTGTCGAAGACCGTCGCCGGGTTGCTGACCCGCAGTCGCCCGAAGGCGTCATATCTTTCCATCGGATCACCATATGCTAAAGGGCGAAAAATGCCGTCATAGGACACCACCGGGTAGCCGTTGACGGCGTCCCACATGATGACGCCGTTTTCGGCGGCGGATGTAGATGGCGACTTGTGCTGCAGGCGCGATGCCGTCCGCTTGAGGTAGTGGACGATATTCTGCGACCACACCTGGATGTCGCCTGTGACGGGCGGTGGCGTATGGCCCTGCGTCATCTGCGGCCCCCCGGCACGGCGTCAATACGCATCACGCCCACGCGCCAGTCGGAGAGGGTATTGCCATCGACGCGCATTCGGATCTGCCGCCCGGTGAAGCGGACCGAGGTGGGGTTGGTCATGCTGTAGGGGCCATACTCTCTCTCGATGTCGGTGGGATGAAAGCGCGTCTTGAACGTCGCCGTGACATCCCCCTGCGTCCGCTCGTCTGGGATCATCTCGGTTACGCACATCACCTGATCACCCGCGCCCAGGCTGATCGGGCCTGTCTCCGCGTACACCGACCCGCCGCCGTAGGTATTGCCGATTTCGTGGCGGTAGGCGACGGCGGCGGCGTCCATCCAGATCGGGTTTTTGAAGACGCCCGCGTCGAAGCCGGTCGTGCGCGCCATGTCGCCCGTCATCCACGTCTTCTCAACGTAATTAAATGCGACGTAGCGGTCGTTCTCTAGGCTGTTCGCTGACGGGTAAAAGAACCAGATCTCGTCCGCGTACTCATTGGCGACGGCAAAAATTTTGGATGTTTGCGCGCCGTTCAGACTGCCGAAGACGTAGTCGGACACCTCGCAGGCGACATCCTCGACAATGCCGCCACCGAAAAAGTGAAAGCCGTTGGTCCCCATCCAGAAGACGCCCGGCGGGGTAGCCGCCGCCGCCCGGCGGGAGATTACGCCGCAGGCCGTCCCCACGCGCTGGAAGCCGTAGACGAATGGCGGTCCCTGATACGTCGCCGCGTGCGCGTCCTGATCGGTCAGGATCAGGGACTGCCCGCGCGTCCGAATGCCCAGCATAATCTGGCCGCTGGTCTGCAATTCGATGTCGCCCGCCTCGTTTTCCGGCAGCGGCGTCCAGAGCGTGTTGTCCTCGCGATCAGACCACTGGATTTTGCGGGGATTGCCGCCAGCGCCCAAGGCGAACAGGAAGCGGTCCTCCGTCACCATGATGCCGACGTTATCGACGGGCGCATTGGCGACAGCCGCAGGCAGCACCCCGGTGTCCAGTGTCCACTCGAATATGCGGCCATCGGATACCGAACACGCCAGCAGGTTTTCCCCCCAGTTCTCCAAACTCCACGTCGTCGCCTCGGAGTAGTTGCCAGTGTCGGGCCGCGCGACGCCGTACAGCCCAGTGCCGTAGAATGTGCCACCGTAGCCGGTGTTGACTGCCGCGTCCTCCATGCCTGCGACAAGCCCGACGGGCGTGATGTCGTTGGTTGTCCCGCTGGCCAGCGTCACCCGCAAACCGTCAAACGATCCTGCGGCAAACCGTCGCTCTCCGTCCATAGCGCGCCAGCTTACTGAACCACGCGGGACAGATCCGCCGACCGTGTTCCGCGTCTGCCAGCCGCCGATGGGCTGCATTGTGCCGTCCACCCAGCGCACCAGGCTGGCGTCACGCCAGCGATTGCTGGCTTGAAACTCGGTGCCGTTGCGGTACTGGCCGGGCGGGAGTGTGAGAGGAATTAGGGGCATGTGGCGGCACTCTCGTTATATGCGGTCACGCGCCGCAGCAGGGCTGGGTCGTGTTCTCCCAGCCACTCTACCACACCAACGTCCGAAAAGTACATCGGCCTTGCGGTGTCGCAGAAGTCACCGCTTGTCGTCACGCACCCAGACAGTAGCGCGGCGCTTGAGAGTGTCGCCATCCAGAGCCTCAACTTCATTTTCGATGTCCCTCTTTTTCTGCGTCGCCGCAATGCGCCGCGCGATGTCTTTCCCCTTGGCTTCCCGCGCGCCGCCCATCCGCCCGGTGAGCCATGCAGCCGCGATTGCGGCCATGCCCATCAGCGCAGCCCAGACGGACGCAGGGACGGCATCAAACAGCAGGGCAATCATGTCCCCACCGCCGCCCGCAGGCCCACGCCTGCCAGCCCCAGATTGATCAGCGCAGGGGCGGTCATGCCCGTTGCGTTGCGCATGCTGTCTGCCAGTGCTGCGCTGCCGTGAAGTGGCTCTGTCGCAATCACAATGCCAATGACGAGCGGCGTCACACTGGACCACCACGTCAGGCTGCGAGGCTTGAAATACTTGATCATTGCTTCACTCCCAAAAATTGAAGGACATAAGACAGCCAGCCCTTTGGAATTGGCTCCGGTGAAAAGTCAGGCGT